TGCCGTGTGGAATAATTACAGCGCAGATGAAAAAGCTGCCATAGGTCTTACATGGGAAGATGAGGTTGCGGCACACGACAACAGGTTTTATTGGGGCAGGGACGCTGATGGCAGTTTAATTCCTCGTTCACTGACCGATGTGAATGTGGTTGATGAAGATGGCAAAGCAGTGAATGACCCCATCACTGGCAAGCAGCTTGTTACGCTTGGCCTGAAGTCTGTAGCTATAGCACTAGCCAAAACTCAAGCGGCTGGTCAGCTTGCGCCATATGATTGGTATGTCACACGCAAAAGCGAAAAGTCTACAGCGATACCCAGCACAGTTAGTACCTATAGAGATGCAGTCAGGACGGCTTGTGCGGCGATAGAGACAAGCATTACTAATGCCAGTGACTTAGCTGCTTTCATGGCTTTGTACGATACGCCTGTTGATAGCGATGGCAAGCCAACAGGTAACGCACCTATCAACGACTGGCCTGATGCAATCTAATGGAACCTATAACCACAGCTATAGCTGCGGTCACTGCGGCATCAAATGCTATAGGCTTTATCAAGGCTCGTATCAATGATGTTCAATCTGTTGCAGATATTTCAGACCAGATCGGAACATTATTCTCAGCGCAAAAGAAACTCAATGAAGAACGTAATAAACAAGCTGGTGTTGGTGACATCAACATTCGTAGTTCAATTGATGCAGTTCTTGAAGCCAAAAAACTTAATGAGCAAATGCAAGAAATTGCTACGATGATTAATATGCGTTGGCCTAAACCAGCCGATCAACCTAGTACATGGCAGGAGATTCTTAATCATCATAATCAGAAACTCCGGGAACAAAAGGAAGCGATTAAGAAAGCACAAGTTGAAGCGGCCCGTAGGCAACAAGAAATATCAGAGACAATTAAAGCGTGTGCAATCATCTTCGGTGTACTCTTGGTAGTAATATTTTTATTTGCTGTAATGTTTATGACAATTACCAGAAGTGGATAGATGCCATGATTACTGTAGAACAGTTTTTGAAGTGGAAAGTATTACCACGCTTTATGATGCTTGTATCTACAGCAATGTCGTGGCGATGTGCTGAATGGTTTATGAGTTTAGATGTACCAACTGCTAGTCAGTCAGCGTTTGTTTCTGTTGTCATGGGAGTTATGACAGGCGTGTTCGGGATTTGGATGGGACATGAACATAAAGGTGAGTAATGTTTGAAACATTTGTTTTGGTTATTACTATGTGGGGTAACGATGGAAACGACTGGCATTACATTGGAAATCAAATTGCACTGCAACAAGAAATGACAGAAGAACAATGTTTATATTTAATTGATGAAGAGATGTGGCAAGCCTCCTATGATAATAAATATTATCAATTAAAAGCACATTGTTTTCCAACAAGTTGTGCTGGAAAGGATGAGTGTAAATGATACAGGCATTAATTGGCCCTATAGCGTCACTAGCTGGCACTTGGATGGAGTCTAAGGTAGAGGCTACCAAAGCCAAAGGTAAGGTCGCTCAGGCAAAGGCAGAAGCTGAAGCAGAGTTGATGAAGCATGAGGCTGGGTGGGAGAAGGTTATGGCTCAGGCTTCTGACAATAGTTGGAAGGATGAGGCGTGGACGATTTTGTTTATTATTATAATAGGTATGTGTTTCGTACCGCCTCTTCAGCCATTTGTTAGGGATGGCTTTGAGGCGTTAGAAACAACACCAGAGTGGTTTCAGTATGCCGTTTACGCTAGCATAGCAGCGAGTTTTGGTTTGCGGTCATTGAAGGGAATAAAAAAGTAGGCTATTTCAAAGGCGAAAGAATAGCCTACTTTTAAGATAGTACAAGACTCGTCTAACAAAATTAATTTAGGAGAATGTTATGCAGTTGTCAAACAATTTTACATTAGATGAAATGGTAAAAAGCCAGACAGCAGAGCGTAAAAGCATACCGAATACACCTGATGATAATCAGATAGAATCAATGAAGTTGTTGTGTGAGAATATATTGCAGCCGATTCGTGATGAGTATGGGCCGTTTCTTGTATCGTCTGGTTTTCGTAGTGGCGAGTTGTGTGTAGCTATAGGATCGAATATCCACAGCCAGCATGCAAAGGGTGAGGCTGCCGACTTTGAAGTTGCTGGTGTGGATAATTATGGGTTGGCTGTATGGATACGAGACAACCTCGATTTTGATCAGTTAATATTGGAGTGTTACACTGGTGGTAATAGTGGCTGGATACATTGTAGCTACAAGCCAAAGGGTAACAGAAAGCAGACATTAACTTATGATAAGGTTAATAACTATCGTGAAGGGTTGCTTGCCTCATAAGTAATAGCAGAGTACCCGGCTATATCTAGCCAGCTATCTTCTGAGCTGTTGAATTTAATTCGTGCTATTTTTAATAGCATCATCATTACACCTACATCTTCTATAGTAAATTCTCTACCTGTATATGCACTCCATAGATCTGCAATAGCTTGTAGACAATCTTTTGGATCACCATACATTCGTGACTCTACAATATTAATTGCCTCGTTTAGAAATTGTACTCTATTCATTTAATTCCTCTCTTTATTAACGTAGTAACATTCTACACAGTTACCATTTGAAACTAATCTATCTGCAACATGCCCATGAACACAGGTAGTGCCAGTAAAGAATGTTTTTAGTCCTTGTTCTTTGGCTTTGTCACGACTGATCTTTTGTTTGTATGATGGATTATCACTTACTAATCTGAGTGCATCTTTTATTTCTTGCATTGTAGGTACTGTCATCGCTTATCCTCCACAGTAAGCCGATGAACAACGCCCATCCAAGATGGTCTGCCCATGTGAAGCCAGCTTTTGTAGACATCTGGTGAGAACATAGCTTTGGCCTCGTTGTTATCCTCAAAGGCTGCGCCAGCCATGCCCTCATTTAGCACCCATTCCATGAACGGAACCTCTGCTGCTGTCAGTCTAATTTTCACAGAGCCGTCTTTGTAGGTTGTGTATTTCATTATTGCCTCCTAATGAACAAGAAAAGAAATTATAAATGATAAGGAAAATGCGATATAGCATATAAGAAGAAATGTAAAAAAGTTACTTAGTTTCATAATGTCCTCCAATAAAAAAGCAGGGATGCCCTTCCCACATCCCTGCTCTATCCAAACTAACTAAAGTTAGAACGGAATATCATCTGCTGGTACAGATTTCATACCATCAGTTGTTTCACGTGAAACATTATCTATAGCTTGTGGTGTATATTTTTCTGATCGTCTTAGTGATAGATATTTATTGCCACTTTCTGTTGTTGAACGCCATGCTGCAATGCGATGATTGTCATTGATTGGTCCAGAGTAGTTTGGCTGTTTGTTATTATCGTCTGAATCTTTGTTGCCATACATGCAGCCAATGCGTTGATAAATAACAAGTACCTCACGCCCTTGCTGATCTTCATCTTTGACAATAGCTATTTGTTTTTTGTCATCTTCGATGTGAAGATTGCCAGTAAGTATGAGTGTTTGTTTGTCCATAGGGGGGAATGCTGCCCCCCTATTGGTGTTGTCATAATCCATTACCATGCTCCTTCGTCATTTGGATCGATGTGTTTTACATTATGTTTTGGTTCTTTGCTTGCATCATTGCCATCGTCATCTTCTGATGGTAGGCCAAGTGCTGATTGCAAGCCGTACCGTTTGGCATAGGTGATACCACTACCCATCTTCTGTGGATCAGATGGATCTTTGGATCTGATTGGTGTGCGAGATATAATACTCTCTCCTGATGGAGCATGTATTAGTACAGTACGTACAAATGTCATGCCTGTATCACCATTGAACTCAAAGTCAATTTCTTGCGCAAAACAAATACCAAACTGTGTAGCTTGATTAGCTGCACTAATAACAGCTTCGAGTGAAGCATAATTATTTTTGAAGTGTGGGTTCTTTGAATCTTTACTAGCTGATATCGATAGCTTTTGAAACTCAAGTAATGCTTCGGCCATTGTTTTTGGTTCAGATTTAGTTTCTTTTTTTGTTGTCATGTTAAGCCTCCTTATTTACAACGATGCGGCATGCGCCACGTTTGTCACGCTTCACTGCCAATAGATCACAGAACACTTCACGTTCATCATCTTTGATCATTGAGCGTAACTCTTTCTTTGCAGATTCATTAGCCTTTGCTGAATCTACACTGCTAAGATATTCATGTGCCATTGCTATAAAGTGATTATCACTGCTAGCATTACGTGCTTTGAGATTGTTGATAGCAACAGATGACCAATCAATCTTCCATGTATCAACATCATAACTTGGCTCTGTATCTGTTTCGACAAGATGCCAGAATTCTTTTGCTCGTTTGCAAACTGCTGATAAATATTTGCCATCATAATCTACAATACGATAGTCATGTGTATTGCCAAAGATTACAGATAGATATGCTTTGTTAGTTGTAAAGAGATTCATGTATAACTGTATCTGCGGCATGTATGAATCAAGCATGTCATCCATACTGCGATTGCTGGATGTATGTTTGCATTCAACTATGTATGGTTCACCCTGCTCGTCTACAGCTTTAGCATCTATCTGCCCTTTGAATGGGGCACCATTAAGATACTGAACAACAGACTCATAATTTCTAGGTTTTGAATCATAACCTGCTACTGCAATGTTTAACCCTGTATCTTTGGATAGCCATGACAGGTTAAAATCTTCTGTGTAAGTGCCAAGTTGCACTCTGAATATATGGTCAAGATTTTCTGGTTCTTTTCGTCCAGTTTTTACCAGCCATAAATCGTGCCAGTTACCATTCATTATATTGTAGAGGTCTGACCCTCCGATAAAACCTTTTCTGTCCATATTAGCCTCCTGTTATGAACTGCATTATTGCACATAGATGTTGGTATTGCAAATACTTATCGCATACGCATGCTTGCTATTGTTTTGTTTACGATGCCTTGCACATCAATAGGTTGATCCATCTTTTGCCTTCTAGTTACAAAATATTTTAAGGAAAAGATTGGGTCTTTGTTTTGTGACAGTCGGTAGTCAAGCAGTTTGTTTGCATCTTGCTTGAATGATTCGAGCGTGTACCCAAGATCAAGTAGCTGTTGAGCCAATGTTTCCTGTCGTAGATCCCATTTGAATGATGAGTGGACTTTACGCCCACGCCATTTGTCATCTACCAGTTGCCTGTAGATATAGCAAAGCTGCCTTGCATCTTCAGTTGTCACAAAAGTCTACCTTGTTTTTCGGCTACAACCATCACACGTTGCGGTCTGCCACTCTCACCTTTGCGTTTTTCCCCGGTGTATTCTATTAACCCTTTGCGATAGAGAGCAGCGTATCTGGCTGTGACTGTAGAGTAACGATTAATTTGATGGTATGCTGACATATAACCAATCACTTGATCTGATATACACCCATTAGGATATTTAGATATTGCATCTAATACTAATGCTTCGAGCCTGTTTGGTTCGATACTTTCAGCAGCTTCGATACTTGTGTCTGGTGCATCTTTACGATATAGTTGGAATGATTCAGTCATTTGTGCCTCCTTCTGACTGATGTTTGTGGAGAAAAAACTGTGGCATGGATGTTTACCTCCCTGACATCCATGCCACTATTTTTTTCGCCAATGGATTATTTATTTCTATGCAAATAAAACTTGGTCCTTTCTTTTGTTTCAGCAGATATAGATCTGCTGGTTGGTTGTTGTGAGTGGAGGTAAGAAAACTAAACCCTCTTCCATTTGCTTGGTACTTGGACTCTGCTGTTAATGATCCTTCTTTTGTTTTGATCTTGATATCTCCACTAAACTCACCACCCAACTGTCCTGAGAGAGGTTGGCGATTCGCTTCGGCACCGTTCTCTTTGAACCATTTGCACCACCACCTTTCGTGATAGCTTCCTTTGTTGCGCTGAGATGTTCCCATCCGTGCTTCTCCATACAATCAAGACACCACGTATCATTATTACCAGTTATTACATACCATTCTGTAAAGACATTACAGTGGTTGCAATGAGAATAATGACCACGTTTATTGTTCTTTGATTTCGAGCGTCGCTTCGAGGGCATTAATCCACATCATTAGGTAAAGAACAGATGGTATTCGTTTATGTTGCTCCCACTTATGAATAAGCGATCTGTCACAGTTAATAATATCTGCAAGTTTATCTTGGGAAATTTTACGTTTCTTTCGTAACGCAATAAGAATAGCTACAATCTCATGCCATTTATTCTGCTGATAAATGTTCTTTGTTGCTATTGATTGCATCCCATACCTTCCTTGCAGTCGAGTATCGTAGATCCCCACCATGTATTGTTCTGTAATACGTACTGGTGGGAATCTTTGCTTTTTCAAATGCTTTCAAGATAGATATATCATTATCTTGTGCAGCACTAATCAGTTGTTGCATATATGTTTTCATGCACAGATACTACTGCACCTATGCAATTAAAATCAATAGCTAGTTATAACTGGCATGTTGCTACCACATTTTGTATCTGTGGTTTGTACAGTTGAAACTGTCCTGTTCGCATCATTTTATTGTAACCATGCATAGCTGATGTATGATCTTTATCTATTGTAGATGCAATGCACGGAAAGCTGGCTTTGGTTTTCATTCTGCATAGCCAGAAATATACATGTCTAGCAACAGAGACTTGTCTTGTTCGTCTTCTGCTGCATAGATCTATAAAAGATATACCAAACTGGTCAGCTACAGATTGTGCTATCAAATGGCACAATGCTGTATCAGCCATATGATTTAAGGTTATTCTGTTCATTGCGTACCTCTGTATCTTCTAGCACTCGTTGCCCATCTGCAATGTCATCTGCATACTTGGCTTCCCATGCTTCTGTTGCACGATCTTCAAAATTCTGACGATCGAATGTTATGTTTGTATCTACAAGTGCATCAGCCATCTGTTTGATTTGTGATGGACTAGATACGAGTGGGCCAAAGAAATCTGCAACAAATTCAAATTGTTGCTTGGTAAATTTAGGTGCGGTCATAGTTATCAACCTTCCATATTCTGTGATGATTTGAGTTTTCTCGTCTTGTAATAATTTTAATATCCCATGCTTTTGCAGCCTGTCTTATATTAGCAACAAAACCTGACCCAACTACAAAGCTGTCTCCATGTTTCATTGTTTTAAGGATGCTGTATTTTGATCCGTAACCTTCTGGCATTGGTACGTCTTTTTCTATCTGATATTCTGACATAAGAATTGCCTCCTTTGATTTGAACTGGATCGGTGGGCATGCATACGCAGTGTGTCCACTCTACGCATCCATACCCATCGGGTACTCTGACCCATCCGTTGTCTTTATCGTGACAATATTTACAGATCATACTGTTTGCCAATCCCATTTGTTGATTGCTTTAGCTACAACAGCTTCGCGTAAGCGTTGCGTGTTGGCTGGTGATTTTGAATCTTCAGTGTGTGATGACCAATAGGTAAGCGCATTGTACAATGCCCATTTGGTCTTACCCAACACTGCACTGTCTTTGAACCAACAGTCCATCAGGTTATCAAGCTGTCTTTCATTCCATTTGAATGTGCTTGTCTTGTTATTTATCTTGCACACTTTTTGTTTGAAGAACTCTTCTGCCATGTCATCAGGCACTTTGATATTTTGCCATGCCCAATACTGTTCTTTGGAAAGAAGGAACTGGTCAAGCGCAGCTTGTAGTTTGGATGCACTGGCTTTGACATCGATGTTGGCCGTATGTTTTTGCCATGTTTTTGCCACTGCATGCTGGCTTACCATGCCATTCAAGCAGATCAAACGCAGTCCTTCTGCTGATTGCTGGAATGCCCATGATCCATCGTATGAGTTGAAGAATGTAAGTTGGAATGCAACGATGTCACCTACTGAAGGTTCGATAGTTAGATCATTGAATCTGATTACACCTTTCAGTTTGGCTCCGTTGTCATATGTTTTGACTTTATGATCGTAGTCATTGGATATACCTGCTGCATCTACAGCATCAAAGACTGAGTTGACTACATCATCATGCTTGACTGCTTTGTATTTAGAACCGTGAACACCAAGCACTTGATTGGTGTCGGTGCGTACAATACAACGTGCCATCGATGGTGGTACATCGATTGATTCAAAGTTGGTGACTGTATGCATGTCGCATGTGTCGATTGGGAATGACCACTCATTGTCTGAAATAGTCTGAAGTGGTCTGATTGATAGATCGTTCATGTTTGCCTCCTTATGATGATCTATAGATTACTGCACATTTGCAGCAATTACAACTATAAAAATGATTTGGAACCGTCCAGCGCAAAGCTGGCGATTGTCACTTTACCTAACTGGCCCGGGTAGGCGTCGAGGTTTTTGGTAGCCAAGCGGATGCATTGCATGCATTTCTTGGCTACCAAGGGAGAAACCTATCCAGTTGAAAGGGGGTTATGATCCCCTGCCCGGATGGGCAGGGGATACGCCTCCGTTAGGAGGCGTATTTCTTGCGTAGCTCTTCGCTACGCTTTGCTGGGACTGCGCCTTTCGGCTTGTCCTTCGCAAGGAATGTGTCACCAGTGCAGGTCTTGTAAGCTGCTTTCATCTGTGTGACAAAGTTTTGAAGCATCTCAATCTCAAGATCCATGTTCTCGATACGCTCATCGATTCTATCGAGTGCGATATCATCGTAGTGCAGCGCACCACGAACGGCACCGTATTTGCGACAAATGTAGAGAGTGTTATCTCCGTTAGTTTCGTCTGCGCCAGCAATGGTCGTCGCATCCTCGTGAAGATCCACCTTATCGCTCTCCTTTTGGCCGATGAGCCACTCGGATTGCTCGACGCACTTGCGAATGAGATTCTTTGTGAGATAGATAGATCCTTTGTGGGAATCTGAAAAGATGGCGCTGAAGCCTTGAGAGAAGTGATTTGTGTTGCTCATAGTAACCTCCTGTTGAGCTAATGTGCAGGGAAAACCCCCTGCGGTAAGATAGGCAAGGGGCGTGGCTCAGATTGCCATGCAAGGCCACCCACGATCCGAATCTACGATTCGGTAAGCGTGGGTAGCGCGTTTAGCCTTGCATGGCGAGCGGAGTTGCGGCATGCAGACTATCCGCAGGGGGGAGGCCCAAGCATTCGATCATCAGGGAAGGTGGATATGACAACGCAAAGCACGGAGCGAAAGGGTTTAGTGACAGCTTTTCGGATTGTCGCAAACCTGTGAGTGCTTGTGAGAATATCTTTCGCTCCCCTTTGTGCGTTGACAAGCCGTGGATCTGAGTGCTAAAAGGGGGGGGATATGGGGGGGGTTCACATTAGAGGATGTCATTGATGAAGGTGCAGACGCTAACCAGCAAACAAGAGCGGCTTGTTGATACCCTCGTAGCAAAAGGATGTAGCATCAAAGATGCCGCTCATGAAGCTGGTTATGCTTCGGGAGAAGCAGGAAGAGTTACGGCTAGTAAGGCTTTGCGGCTACCGCATGTGCAATCGTATATGATGCAACGTGTGTCAGAGACTATGGGTGTTAACGCTACGATTGCTGCTTCACGGTTAGTGAAGCTCGCTCAAGGAGCCAAGAGTGAGTACGTACAGTTGGAAGCGAGCAAGGATATCCTAGACCGTGCTGGCTTCAAGGCTCCAGAGCGACACATGCACCTACATGCTGGCGACATTAGCGTCAACATCGATCTCAGCTAGCGGTGGGGGTCCAAAAACCGAGACGTCTACCCCTCGACCCCGACCTTTACTCTTGTAATTTCCGTTATAGTTCTGTAGCATATATGCAGTAATGGAGGCATATATGGATGCAGTATTTTGGTTATGCG